CCCATTTGTTGGTGGTGATTGATTTACCGCAGGAGGTGGAACAATATTTAAGTCGTTTAAGAATTGTTTGTCTAAAACCTTATAACTATCATCACTAACGTCCGCTCTATCATCCCACATTTCAGTGTTTGCGTAATAATTAAACGATAAAGCGTTTTGTAATTTATCTATTGAATTTTTTAAACCTTGACCTCCAACAAAATTGAAACCCATAGTGACATTAGCAATCATAGGTTGAACCCCAATACCCTCTGGGTTCAAATCCAGACTTTCGTATTGTAAGCTCAAGCTAGTAGGTATAATTTTTGTATGGAAAAAGTCACCAACTCTTAAAACTAATACTGGTGGTGTTCCAAAAGCAGTATTTGTCGCATTATTATATTGTAACGTTTGGACGCCATCAACATCTTTTATTGTTGGTATGGTGTCTCCTGGTCTAGTGCACTGCTGTAAAAATGTTAAACGTGAATTTAAACCTTCTGGCGTTATTGAATGGAACGCTGGACTAAAAAACTTTAATTGGTCTTTCAAATTATCAAAAACCATCGGAGTTTCTTCTTTGATTGTTTCAAAGTAATCACATTCGGACAATAACAATCGTAATATCCTTTTTGTTATATTATCTTTATTAACATATTTTTGTTCGATAGATTCAACTTTCTTAGTTCCAGTAACTACTTTTCCTTGTAATACTTCTTGATATTGTGGTTCTGGAACAACAGCTGGTGTAACTGGCGCAGGTTTGTATTTTAATTGTGAAGCATCAATATCACCTATTAATACCGCCCGACAAGCCATAGCATTATATGTGAATACATCTTTAGACCCAACAGTATCACCGCCCACAACTTGCCCATCTTTTTTGGTATCCGAACAATATATTCTTTTACTAGGTGATCCAGAACCAGATGGAATAGGTTCAACAGTAACTTGTTCTCCCTTATCTGGCTCTTTACTAATTAATATTCTTCCAGCTTTAAAAAAAGGTTGCAAGTTTGGCAAAGATTCAAACCACTTTTGAACGGAATCTAATCGTCTATCAGCCAAACTTAAGTTGTATGCGATAGACGCCGGAGCAGAACATGAACCAGTCAATCTAATAGTAACACTTCCATCTGTTTGCTCCAAAACTTTTGCCAACTCGGTAGTAAATCCCGTAATTTTTTGAAAGTTGGGTATCACAACTGTATCAAAAAAGTTTGTAGTTTGTTCGGCATTAGGTTTGTTTGCGTAGTAGTTTCTGTTAAAAGTTCCAGTATATCTGTTAAATTCATTCACATAGTTTTCACCCATGGACTTTGGATAATCATTCCCAAAATAAAAACTTAATTTTTCAAATTGGTCAAAAATTTGTTGGTTAAATACTGGCGCAATTTGTTGATCCACCCCGGTTGGCGAATCATTACCAGTTTGAATAGTTTTCTTAATAAATTCCATTCCTTCAACCGAAACTTCCTTGGAAGTTATTATTTGTTGAAGTTGGAATAAATCATTAGGATTTACCGTATAATATTTTTTTGCCAACTCATATAGGTCATACTTTCTACAACCAGCAAAAAAAGATGTTATTATACTATCAATACGAGTTTTGTTAGTTTCATTTCCCAAAACTTTATTCACAATCAAATTCAACACTGATGGGTGATCCACAACAATCTTCCAACTTAACGAACCAGTCCTAGTTGTGCTTTGATAAGTATAAATTGGCTCAGGTCGTCCAATAAATTCTGTTTGCTTGAAAGTCGGTGATATGGTTTCACTAAACGTTAAACCATAAGGTGGAAACCACATAACCCTACCACCATTTGGACCTCTTTCACATATTGGTAAATCAGCGGTCGTATATCCCGGTGTGCTTGAAGTTCTCCACGCCAAATTTTCCAAAGAAAACATATATTTTTTGGCGTAAGCAACATTTGTGCTTGTCCCACCTGGACCATTTATTAAGTTTGACGAACTCTGGCCCCCTTCTTGCTTATTAGGGGCAATATTTAAGTTATATGTTTTATCAAAAACTGAATATGAAAATCTTCTTCCATTATTAACAACACCATCAGTTTTCTGCAAGTCGTTATATTGCAGATAAGGAATATCTTTGGCAAACACCCTACAATATTCAGTTCCGACTTCTTGACCTATATCCCCAACATAGGCCAATACTCTAGAACCCTTCGTCAATTCCTTATAACCATCATTAAACACCTTACTAACCTGATCAATAGCATTACCCACATGTTGAAGTCGTTTTCCACCTTGTGGCTGACTATCAATCAGTTTTTGAGTATCATATAAGATTGACCCCTCCCTAAATTCAAGATTTGTTGATTCCGTTGAATTATATGATGACGGTTTGAAGTCCTCATCTTCATTTGTGATTTCCCCACCTTTACCAACTTTCTTGCCAGCATTCCCCTTATATTTTGGCGAAACCCAAGTAAAACCTCCTTCAATACCCCCACCATCAATATAAGCAGGACCATTAGCACCCAATTTTATTTGGTTACTTATTGGTTCATAAAGTTTTGCCATCGCATCCGGCCCATAAACCGGAGCCCCAACCGCTTGACCGTATTCATTTGTAGGTATGTCACCCGGAGGTGATGCCACCATGCCAGGATCTGATGTTCTAGAACCAACATAATAGTTTGAATTATCAGTTGTTGATCCAACAATAGCACCAGCCAATCTATTAAACACCGTCCGATCAAAACTTGGCTTATACTTATTGTAATCTATATTCTTAAATAACTGACCTTTCTGACCAGCACCCGTGTTGTTATAAAATATTTCAGAACCAGTTAAGTCAGTTCCCGCTAATGAGGTCAATAAATTACCAACAAATGACTGTCTAAACGCATCACCAGTTTGCTGAATTGTAGTCGATTGTCTCGTCAAAGCCGACTCATCAAAATACGATCCAGGAATAGGTGAAACAGGTAAAATACTTCCACCAAGTCTCAAAATAAAGTTGGTTGCTGCCAAAACCGGATTCTCTGGCACAGTAATAGCCCAATTGGGTTGAATTAACGGAACCTTTCCCGTTATTATATTCAATATATCAGTAGCACTATCAACAGAAAAAACATTCGCTCGACCAACTGTGTCTTGATATATTTGAGCCGCAATCCTATCTTGAAACTCCTTCCTTAAAGTGAAAGCCCCAAGCTTAACCAAATAAGAGTCTTGACTCAATAACCCATCACTACCCTGAGGGTCAGGGTTTAACAATATTGATAACGGAGAATAACTCGAAGGAACAAAACTACTTGGATATGGTTGGTTGTTAGGACCACTAGTATATCCCATCGGACTCTCGTCTGATGAAATGAATGGAGCACCGTCTATCGGTAATTCACTACCACTACTATATTTGTTTGAACTTTTCCACTTTTTGGATTCAGGATATGCTTGATCTACAATAGTCGCATCCTGATAACCATATTCACCCTCATTAGATTTTGTATTTAATAAAGCGTTAGGATCCGGAACTTGCTTATAACCACCCTCATTACCATATTGATTCAAAGGGTAAAGTTGATTCGCAAAGATTGGGGTATCTATCAAGGAGTCAGGACTATCCTTGACATCAAACATACTCTGAACATATTCATAGTTAGCTCTACCAGTTGCCGGATATGGTGATTTATTATACGGCTTTAGATTTTTAACTAGAATATCTTTTCTAAACTTTTCAGAATTAGCAAAATCAAGAGGACTAGTTCCCATTTATTTTTTTATTATAAATAGGTTAATGTTTTGTTTTTCTAAAAAAACTTATTTACCATAAATCGCTGATGCGCTTGAAGTTTTTGTTGAAGCTTTCTGCTCATTAAATATATCTATTATGTATTGTTTAAACCTACTTTCATTAAATTTCTCCGTGAAAATAAAATCACTCAAAGTTTTATTATACTGCTTAAACTCTGGTGATGGTTCCACTTTGATAGTAAGATCAGGAAACTGGTGCTGTAATACTGGTTGAGTTCCGGTCCCTACCCCTCCAAACACACTAGATTTAACTGGTTCAGTTCCTTCAATTAATGATTGACCTGCTTTTGTACTTTTTAATTTCATTTCTTCACCCTTAAATTCTCCCACGTAGTTAGTTAACAACGACCTCAATTCTTTTTCAGCTAAACTATTACCCGTCAGTTTGCTTGTAGTTTCTTTGGCAAAAGTTTCAAACCCTTTTGTAAAATCTGAACCAAGACTTGCAATAAAGGATTTGTTGCTTTCTACAAAATTTTGTAACGTTTCTGGTACGGATTTTTTATTTTGTATGTCTGTAACAATATTACTTAAATTACTTATTAAATCTTCTGTTTTTCCGCGAACAGTTTTTACATCAGCAACCCCTGGACCAGATAATGCACCACCAACAGCGTTAGTAATTCTTCTTGCTGCTTCACCTATTTCTAATCCAGGTGTGGCAGAAACAACTCCAAATAATACTTTATCTCTAATTGCTTTAACGTCATTACTCATAATTTCTTGTAAACTCAATTGGTCTCGCTGAATATCCTCAATAGGTCTTTGTCCTTTTTTCTGTTCAGCAATAAGATTAGTCATTTCTTCTTGCGTAACCTCAGATAATTGTTTCATTTCTGATTTACCATCCGGACGTTTAATATTAACAGTATATTCCCCCTTTTCATTCATAGACGCAATATTTGCCAAATATTGTTTGTCTTCTTCATTAGCAAATGTAATCTTTGGATTAATCTTGGATAATCGTGAATCCAATTCTGCCGCAGCAAGACCCATTTTAGATAAAGAGCCACTAGACAAACCCGCTTCTTTTTCCATTTCTCTCAAAATCATAACCCCCTGCGGATTTATTTTGAAACTTTTTGATTTTTCATCAAAATAGGTGAATTGTTTTGATACATTTGCTAAACTAGTTTGTAGTCCAGATGGATCATTTATTGACTGGTTCATAAGTTGAAACGGATCTACTAAATTTCCAGCAGCCACGCCCAATCTTTGAAACGCAGAAGCCATTTCAACAGCCCCTTCTGGCGATAAAACCCTATCCGCTAACCGAAATGTTTCATTCATATCAAAACGCAACATAGATGCTTGTGCTGCCATTTTGGTTAAACCTTTAACACCATCCGCGAATTGAAATCTATTTAATTGGTCGGTATTCCTAACAACCTCTTGCATTACCGCTTTCGCATTACCACCAATACTTTGAACATAAGAAATTGATTCTTCTAATGTTTCAGGTATTCGTTGAAACGAATACCCAACGTCCATAAAAGCACTAGCTAAAGTTTCCGTGCTGGTCCCTAAAACTTCTGATGCTGCATAAAATTTTTCAACTGATTGCGTATTAGCAATAACATTTCTATTACTAGCTTCAGCAATTTCACCAATAGTTTTAGTAACGTCTTCTATACCCCCACCTAATCTTCTTATACCAGGTATTGCGTCAGCAATAGATTGCTGCATTTCAACAATCCTTTGTCTATTTTGCGTGAAGGTTTTATTTAGGTCGGTTGCTTGTTGCCCTAATGCTGAAAAAGCGTATTTGTATGCATCCAAAGATGCAATTTCAGATATTGATTTTTTTATATCTTCGGTCATAGACCCAATAGAAGTTTCTTGTGCCATATCAAATATAGATTATACTATAAATACAAAAGGGATGAAAAATCATCCCTTTTCATTATCACTTATCCATTTATTTAATAAATACTTCCTCATGAAAATTGGCATATTCAAAAAATCGCTATAACTTATTTTCAACAAAGTATTCAAATAATAAAACTCATCTAATTGTCCCTTTCTATAATCAGAAGAAAGGGCGAAAAAAATCTACCCCAAAACCTACATCGACAGTAAGTTTTTCTCCAGACGGGGCAGTAAAAGTTTTTGTTAAATTCAATCTCGGCTCATTCTCATTCATAAATGTTTTTATAAATTTAGAATCAGCAATAGGTAATTGCTCGACAAATCTTGCAATCTCCCCTTTGTTCGTAGACCCATTAACTTCGATAATTTGTTTAGTTAATCTTAATGTGACTGCTGGTGGTATTCTACCAGCAGGATAGCTTTGTATTGTTTTGGTAATTTCTACCGCTTCACCATACGATAATGGTTTCAATTTGACTGAAGCACCCGACTTTGGGAGTGTAACTACATAACATCCTTCTTCATTAGGTGGCTCACCCTCAACTATCGGTAATTCCTCTAATGAAGCCGTAGCTTGAAACGAACGCTTGGTTACCGGGTCCGTCAAATTCAAAGTGATTTCAGGGCCAAATGATGTGTTACGCAAAAAAATCAACACTGCTTCAACATCACCCTCAAGCATGTCTTCAACTCTGAACTCCGGCTCATAAATTTTATTTCGTAGTAATGTCAGAGTCATGTCATCAGAATTACTTAACAAAATGTTTTCATCATGCGCAGTTAAATAACCAACCTTGATAGCTTTCTTTTTATTTTTATAAAATAACCCTTGTGAGGGTAGTGGCATAACGTCATGTGGTAACGTGAAGTTTTGTTGCCCATATTGAATTTCTTGTTCCATAATATAAAAAACCGTATAGTTTATTTACTATACGGTTAAATATAAAGAATTATTTTCTTTAATAAAGTTATTTGTATTAGAATGCTTATTTTAGTTTCTTAATACACTAAAATACATCTATCCATTTGTAATGTAACTGATATATCAGCCAGAGCATCTGTGCTATATCCTAAACTACCAAAATCAGCACTTGTAATTTGACACCTTTCAAGTATCCATTTTTCAACAACAACACCTGTTGGATCAAGCATTTCCAGATCAACATTTCGTTTATAACCAGCAGCATATCCCATCCTACCTGTTACAGACTCTGCGTGTAAACGAACCCATTCCATAAGTGCTTGCGAAGCAGAAGGCCCAATAGGGTCTCTGAATTTAACAGTAATTGGGTCCCAAGTAAATCTACCTGCAACATAAGTTGATGTATTCAAGAATTGAACTTCTGTTGAACCGATCTTTATACTTGGTCTTTTAGCACTTTCTACAAACCATTCATTTATCCCTAGACTTGAATCAAACCTTAATATGAAACGGTTCTGCCGTTTCGGTTCATAAGGTATCGGCATTTTCATTAATAAGTCAGCCATTTCAATTATTTTTTTTTCTCTTTTATTTATTTATAAATATTACTGTCTGTAATTTTTTTCTATTTACTTTTTTTTTTGACGAATTAATATTCATTATATATAACTCTATAGTATTTATTAATATAATAAATTATATATATCTATATAATATATAAGTAATTATACTTCTTTTTTAATTCCTCCAGCAGTTGAATAAGTTTTAACTAAATTATCTGGTTTTTCCTTAAAATGTTTTCTCATTACTTCTACATTTTTAGGGTCATCGTCTGAAAACCCAATTAATATATCACTTGGGTCAAATTTGAATGCCATATCTTTTTTTAAGAAAGCTTTAGATCCCAAAACATTAGCCATAGCTTTAATGTAACTAACAAAGTTTTCCATAGCATCCACTTTTGCTTCTTCCGGATTCACAGCACCTGCCGTATCACCAAAAGTTACCGGGTGATATTTGTTTAATTCTAAATAGGACCTAATTAGTTCATCATCAGTCATGTCATCTTCATCCACAAAAGACCTATATTTTTTTAGATTTTTAATTAACTCGTCTTTATCAATTCCATTAAACCCATCAATAATATAGTTATATACCGCTTCTTTTAATGTTTCCGGGTTGTGACCACGAGCTGTAATTATAGAAAATATTGATCCGTTATTTATGGCTTCTTTAAAGTCATCAAACGCGGGCCCCGGTTTTGCTTTCATGGCATCTATTAAAAAATTACTATCACCCTTAGTTCCGAAATTTCTTAATGGGTCGTCAGCAAATCCAACAACAGTCTCACCATTATACTCAAAAGGTCCTTTACCAATTTTACTTCTATAATCAGCAAAATCAGCTGTGCTCATAAGAACATCCCCACCATCTTCATTTTTTAAAATAATTTTAGTTGGCATATGAACTATGTTATCATCCCAATCAAAAGCATAATATTTAAGGTCTGGTGTTCCTTCTGGTTTAAATCCCTCTTCTATTTTTGTTCGCATGTTATTAAATGTAAAAAGGAGAGGGCAATTACCCTCTCCATTAATGTTTATATATTTTCAAAAGATGCTCCTGTTGGAGTTATAAAAAATTCAATGTCAATAAATTCAAGCGCTTTTGTTGGCTTCAGGTAAATCTTTCCAGTTAATGTGTTTCTATCTAAATCCTCTGGTGAAGAAGAAACTGTTACTCGGAAATCATATAATCCTCTATCTCTTCTTATCGAGTCAAGAATCGGATTTACACTATCCAAAAATTGCTGTCTAACTATTTGGTCGTTTTGTTCAAACAATAATCTTACAGCGACGGCTGAAATAAGTTTTCTTGCTTGTAACAATAATCTTCTAACATTTAATCTATTCAAAGCCGAGTCAGCAACTTGTAAAGTTTTGTTACCCCAAATTACAGTTCCCACATCCGAGAATGTTGCGATAGGATTTATTCTTCCCTGATATAAGGTATCTCTATCCTCCTGAGTTAATTTTACACGCGCTTTTATTGAATTAACCAAACCTCTGGTATAACCAGCCGAAGCAAACCACGGGAATGCAATATTATCGGTTAATGCTAAGTTTCTACAAACTTCACCTGTTGGTGGAAGATATATTTGTGTATTATTTACAGTATCTCTTACCAAAATCCAAGGATAATAAGTTGCTGTATAGTTTGAATCTATTCCAGTATTATCAAGATTATCAACCGCTTCTTGCGGATAAATAATATTATATTGACTAGTTCCGTCAGGTGTGTACATCAAATAATCCGGCGTTGTTGCAATATAGACTGAATCAGCTCTTTGGTATTGTATCATGTCAATTGCGGATTCAATCAACCCTTGATTATTAACATAATCAATTGCTGTTGTTGCAAAAACGTTAATATTTGTTGCTTCTGGGTTTGCAAAACTCAATATACCCAACAAATAAGCGTAATAGTCAGTATTTGCAAAATCTTGTGTATTGTTTTGAACAACTATTCGTTTGAATAAACCGTCGCCAGATGCTGTTGGGTATCTACTTGATGGTGATGCCCCAGCTAAATATCCTGATGCGCCAAGTTTAAATCTATCATCATTTGTTCTGTATTCTCTATAAATGTCCCATCCGTCAAATCCACCAGCAAAACAAATTGTGAATTTTCTAGAATAAATGTAATAATATGGATTTTCTGGGTTCTCAACTCCCACCGGTGAAAAATTAGCATTACCAGTTTCAAATGCTGATTGACCACTTGTAGTAAATGTGTTTGCAATAGTTACTACTGTAGCGCCAGAGTCCATGTGAAATCCTCTACTTAAATAATTCCAAGCAGGTGCGTCAATAGGATATACTGATGTTGCCCATGTTGGGTTATTTTGCTTACCTTTGTAAGACAAGAAAGATTCATCAATTCCAAATTGAGAAGAAAACCCTAAATATGTTCTTCTGATCACATCACCTGATGACTCAAGAACATCACCACCAGCCGTAGAACCAAAAGGTGGGTTATAAATAATTTGACCTGGATAATAATATTCTGTCTTGAAAGCAGGGATAGGTGATTTGAATATTGTAGGATCTTCATAATCTCTTTGTATGTAACCATAAAACCCTGATGGAACCGCATCTATTGGCGCTTCATCCGCCATCTCAACCATAATATATCTTGAAATCAAAGCGTACTCACCATTAGAAGAACCGATTTTCTTAGCAATAAAATTGTTAGTTGCCGGATCCATAGTACAATTTGTGAATTTTTCAATTACAACCGGATTTGCGTCAGTATCGAAGAAATTTCTAACTAATACATCAAAAGTTAAATTGTTGAATGAAATATTTGCTATCGAAACTTTAACCTCTGTGTTTGCAGCATCTCCATCTGAAATAGAAATAAACTTAAATAAGTTATAAACTTTCGTGCCTCTTAACTCAGATACGATATATGGAGTTGATGGTGATTGATATTGCTCCA